GTCATGGCAAGATGTATGTTTTGTAACCGACAAGGAACAAGCAAATGGCAACTAAACCCGGCTTATATGCCAATATCCATAAAAAGCAAGAACGCATCAAGCATGAAAAGGCTGAAGGCGAAAAAGTAGAACGTATGCGTAAGCCTGGTAGCAAAGGTGCCCCAACTGCTGAAGCATTTAAACAATCTGCTAAGACTGCGAAAAAATAATGGAAATTATTGCAATGTTAATTTTTGTATATATTATTTTAAGTAGGATTTAATAATTATGGCTACTAAAAAACACGATAAACCAATAGAACACAAAACTACTGGCAAGGGTAAGACATATAACCCTACAGATAAAGGTGCTGGCATGACCGCTAAAGGTAGGGCTGAATACAATGCTAAAAATGATGCTAATTTAAAAGCCCCAGCCCCAAATCCTAAGACAGAAAAAGACAAAGGCCGTAAAGCTTCTTTTTGTGCCAGGATGGAAGGCGTAGTTAAGAACGCTAAAGGACCGGCAGAACGGGCTAAAGCTAGTTTAAAAAACTGGAACTGTTAATGTTAAAAAAATTAATTGAATTCTTAAAATCATGTATTTTTGATAAAGAAGAACATATTAAATTTAATGAATCAAATATTTTAAAACCCCGGCCACATTCATTGCGAGCCATAACACGAAAGACCACTATGCCATTAAAGAAATCAACAAGTGCCAAAGCATTTAAAGAAAATATTAAAGCAGAAGTAGGGGCCGGCAAGCCCATTAAACAGGCAGTAGCAATCGCTTATTCCGAAAAACGTGAAGCGGCAAAAAAATCAACAACAACGAAAGGTAAGAAATGATTATTAATTTTGGCGATATGACTATTCAAGAAGCCCAAGTAGTATTGGCTGGACTAAAAAAGCTTCCAATGGAAGTAGTCGAGGCATTACATAACCGCTTATTGTCAACGGCTAATGAACAATTCATAGCCCAGCAACCACAAGTAAACCCTGATGACATTACAATTGTAAAAAAAGCTGAAGAACCAGCTTTAACCGACTAAAGATTACTTTACAAATCATGGACATACCAGTTAATTCAACTACTGACAAAGGCGGTGCCCCATTAGGCAATGACAATGCTAAGAAGGGCAAGATGTTTTACGACCAGTTGCGTAAGATATTGGTACAAAATGACCAGCATAAGTTAAGGAAGATTTCTGAAAAACTGGCAGAGGCCGCTGAAGATGGTGAACCCTGGGCAATTAAAGAAATCATGGATAGGATGGATGGCAAGCCAGTAGCAATACAAGAACTGCAAGGTCCTGATGGGTCACAACTTAAAACTGGTTTTACTTTAGTTTTCGAAGAACCGGCCAATGGCAACAATCCAGGAAGCTAAAGCTAAAGCACGGTTCCCGGCAAAGCTTAAATGTTTATTTGTCCCTGAAAAGGCACGATATAGAGTTCTTTACGGTGGTAGGGGCGGTTCCAAATCTTGGAATATAGCCCGTGCCCTACTGTTAAAAGGTTGTGAACAAAAGATTCGGGTACTTTGCGCCCGTGAATATCAAACTAGTATTAAGGATTCGGTTCATAAATTGCTATGTGACCAAATATTTGCCCTGGGCATAGAAGCCCATTATGAAATAACTGAACGGTCATTACGTGGCAATAACGGTACAGAATTCATATTTGCTGGCGTTAAAAACAATACAAATAACGTTAAATCTATTGAGGGTATAGATATTTGCTGGGTAGAAGAAGCCCAGTCTGTTACCCCAAATTCATGGAACGTCCTGGTCCCAACTATACGTAAAGAAGATTCTGAAATATGGATTAGCTTTAATCCTGAACTGCCGACTGATGAAACTTGGAAGCGGTTTGTCGTGCAACCACCGGAAAACGCAGTAGTTCAAAAAATCAACTGGTCAGATAATCCTTATTTTCCTGAAGTGTTAGACCTAGAACGCCGTGCATTACAAGGCCGTGATATAGAGGCTTATAACAACGTATGGGAAGGAATTCCCCGTCAAACGGTTAACGGTGCTATCTTTGCTAAAGAAGTTACTATGGCTGATTTAGAAGGCCGTATATGTAACGTTCCTTATGATGCAACTAAGCCCGTCCATGCAGTTTTCGACCTCGGTTGGGCAGACCAAACTGCTTGTTGGATACTGCAATTTGTTGGCCAAGAAACACGTTTAATACGTTATTTTGAAGATAGTCAGCAAACCATTGGTTATTATTTAGCCAAGCTTCAATCATTTGGATACCTGTATGACACAATATGGTTACCGCACGATGCTAAAGCTAAATCCTTGGGAACTGGTAAATCCATTGAAGAAATAGTAAGGGCTTCCGGCATGAAGGTACAAATTTTAGGCCGGGTGCCAGTTGCTGACAGTATTAATGCGGCCAGGACAATCTTTAATAAATGCTATTTCGATAGGCAAAATACTGAAGAAGGCTTACAATGTTTAAGACATTATCGTTATGACGTTGACCCTGATACAAAGATGTTTAGTGCCAAACCACTACATGATGAATATTCGCACGGGGCTGATGCATTTCGATATATTGGTTTAATGATAAACGAGCCGAAAAAAGCCCAAGTTCAAAAGTCTTATAGGGCACCGGTAGGCTGGATGGGATAAATATGGCTGGTTATTATGATGACAAAGTTGATTACGCTGATGGTGATGGCGATTCAAGAATTTCAGAAGCAATCGAATTTTTAAGAAATGCGGCCGAAGCTGACACAACTAATCGGGCAGAAGCTTTAGATGACGTTAAGTTTGCCGCCGGTGACCAATGGCCAGTAGAAATACAAAATAGCCGTAATTTGGAAGCTAGACCCTGTTTAACCATTAATAAAATTGATGCGTATGTACGTCAAATAACCAATCAACAACGTCAGCAACGGCCTAGAATTAGTTGCCAAGGCATGAATAATGAAACAGATGCCAAGATGGCAGAAATTATTACAGGCATATGCCGGCACGTAGAAGTAAATTCCAACGCTGATTATGCTTATGACACCGCCTATGATTTTGCAGTACGTATGGGCTGGGGCTATTGGCGTGTTACGACTGATTATGTACGTCCTGATTCATTTGACCAAGAAATATACATTAAGCCAATTGATAATCCATTTACCGTTTACTTTGACCCCAATTCAGTAGCACCGGACGGGTCAGATGCTGAAAAATGCTTGATTACTGTTGTGATGTCTAAAGAAAGCTTTAGAAAGATGTACCCTGATGCTGATGATGGCGGTAACTTTTCTGCCCGTGGCACAGGTGATAGCAATAGTGAATGGGTAACAAAGAACGATATTCGAATAGCTGAATACTTTTATACTCGTATTGTTAGCACTCATTTAGTTCTTTTATCTGATGGAACTACGGTTTATGAAGACGAATTGCCGGATGCTGAAGTATTAGATGTTGCCGGGATTTATGAAGTAAGCAAGCGTAAAACCTTTAAAAAATCCATTAAATGGTGCAAATTAACGGCAATGGAAGTGCTTGAAGAAGGCACATGGGCCGGTAAATATATACCAATTGTGCCAACTTATGGCCAACAATGCGTAGTGGATAACAAACGTAAGAAGTTTGGCCTGGTACGTATGGCAAAAGACCCACAACGTATGTATAACTTTTGGCAAACATCCATGACTGAATCCGTTGCCTTGGCACCCAGGGCTAAATGGATAATGGCAGAAGGCCAAGACGAAAACCATGAACAAGAATGGGCTAGTGCCAACAATACGTCTTATGCTTATCTGCGTTACAAGCAAACAGATATTAATGGCCAGCCAGCACCGCCACCAATACGTCAGGTTCCGGAACAACCGCCAGCCGCTATTATGGCCGCCGCACAATCCATTACTCAAGATTTACAAGCCGTAGTAGGCATATTTGACCCTAATCAACTTCCACAAGGCAACATTAGCGGCAAAGCATTGCAAGGTCAGCAAGGTCAAATAGACATGACCAACTTCCACTATTACGACAATTTGACCCGTTCTATTGCCCATACTGGCCGTATTATTCTTGATTTAATACCTAAGATTTATTCTGCTGAACGTGTTATGCGGATTATTGGGGATGATGGTAAACCTGAATTAACAACTATTAATCAGAAAACTGGTCAAAAAGATGAAAACGGCATTGAAATGATATTGAATGATGTAACTGTTGGCGAGTATGACGTAGTCATGCAAACTGGCCCAGGTTACAACACGAAACGTCAGGAAGCCGTAGATTCAATGATGTCATTATTGGCCGCCGACCCTAATCTAATGCAACAAGCCGGTGATTTAATCTTTAGAAATATGGATTTCCCTGGTGCAGAAGTCATTGCAGACCGATTGGCATCAGTTAACCCATTGGCACAAATTGATGCTAAATCAGAAATACCGCCTCAAGTTCAAATGCAATTGGCTAATAGCCAGCAACAAATACAAGCAATGCAACAACAAATCCAACAAATGGCTATGGTTATTAAAAACCGTCAGGATGTTGAACAAGTTCGTCAAGTTGGTGAAGACCGCCGGGCAGTATTGGCCGCAGAAGTTAAACTTCATGACCAAAATACCCGTTCTGTTACCACACAAAACAAGACAGAAATTGATGCATTGATGCAATTAATCTTAGGCCACATGGATACGGCACGTTTAGAACGTGAAATCCAAGCTAGGAACAGGGAACAATATGGCTTTATTGACCAGGCTACGCAAAGTATCCAGGACAATATGCAACAAATGATGCCGCCACCCCCACAACAAATGCAACAAATGCCACAACAAGAACAACAACAACCAATGCAATAGTTGCAAAACACTAGATATAGTATTAAGATTACTTAACAACACTACCTATGGTGTATTCATAGGGTCAATTCTTGGATAATAACCATGCTAGAAACACAAGATGCACAAGTAACAGACCAGTCTAAACAGGCTGGAACAATTGTAACAAGTGAAAATTTAGCGGATTTCAATGCTAATAAATTAAGTTTAGCTTCCGAATCTAGCCCAACTGAGGCTGAAGTTGATGAAAATCCTTCAGAGCCAGCGGCCAAAAAAGGACAGAGTGAACCGAAATTAGCGGAAGATGAAGCGACCGGAACAGAAGAAAAGAAGCAAAACCCAAAGTTAGAAAAGCGTTTTTCTGAATTAACCAGGGCACGTAAAGAAGCAGAGTCCAGGGCCGAAGAATTAGAAAAACGTTTAGTGGCATTAGAAAGTAATAAGGTCCCGGTGCAAGCCGAACCTCAAGACAATCGAAAGCCAACGCCGGACGATTTTAAAGATGCTTTTGAATATGCAGAAGCATTAGCAAGTTGGTCAGCGGAAAATGCATTAGCAAGGCGTGAACAGGAAGTAAAGCAAAAAGAAGTTGAAGCTAAACGAAACACGGTTATTAAAACGTGGCAAGAAAAGCTAGAAACAACTAAAGCTGAATTTTCTGATTATGAAGACATGGTGGCATCAAGTACGGTAAAGGTTAACGATACGGTCCGGGATGCAATTATCGAAAGCGATGTAGGACCAAGAATCCTATATGAAATTGCCAGCGATGATGAAATGGCTGAAAAGCTATCAACTATGACTACCTCTAGTGCATTAAAACTTATTGGGAAGTTGGAAGCTAGGTTTGAAAAAACTGAAGAACCACCTAAAGCTGAAAGAAAAACTGTTGCGGCGAAGTCTAATGCACCTGAACCTATTCGTCCTTTAAGGTCAACTGGTGGCGTAGCTGATGTTGCAATGGATGGTGAAAAACTATCATTTCAACAATGGAAAGCTGGCCGGTTAGCTGGGAAGATTAGATAAAGGTTAAACCTAATTTAATTTTTAAGGATATATCATGAGTAATAATTTATTAACGATTTCAAAAATCACAAACGAAGCTTTGATGGTTTTAGAAAACGAATTAACATTCACCGGCGGCGTTGACCGCAACTATGATGACCAGTTTGCCGTAGTTGGCGCAAAGATTGGTCAGACCGTTAATGTAAGACGTCCTGGACGCTTCCTTGGTGCAGTAGGTCCCCAGTTAGTAGTTGAAGATTTCAACGAAACATCGGTACCTGTAACACTATCCACGCAATTCCAAGTTTCAACTCAGTTCACTACACAAGATTTGGCATTAAGCCTTGATATGTTTAGCGACCGTGTATTAAAGCCAGCAATTGCAACTATTGCCAATAAAATGGACCGTGACGGTTTAATTATGGCTAAGAACAATACCGCTAATATCGTTGGTACCGCTGGTACTGCGCCTACCGGTTTGATTACTTACCTAACTGCCGCCGCTTATCTTGACTCTGAAGGTGCACCACGTGATGGCCGCCGTTCTGTAGTTGTTGAGCCGTTTACTTCTGCAACGATTGTTGATAGTTTAAAAGGTTTGTTTGTTCCTAATGACAAGATTTCTAGCCAATACACTAAAGGCCTCATGGGGCGTGATTCAGGTGGTATGAACTGGCTGATGGACCAAAACGTTGTTTCACAAACATTTGGTAGCTATGCAACTGCAACATTGTCATGTAACGTGACAACTGCAACTGGCTTCTTATCAAGTGGTTGGGCTTATTCAAGCGCAATTACTGTAGGTGCCACTTCTGCGGCCGCTACATTAAACCAAGGTGATACATTTACTATCGCTGGCGTTTATGCAGTTAACCCACAAAACCGTCAAACTTACGGTAACAAATTGCGTTCATTCGTAGTTCAATCTACAACTGCAATTGGTTCCGGTGGTACTGCTACTGTTACTGTTGTACCGGCCGTTATTACTGCTGGTCAATTCCAAAACGTTAGCATTACATCAACTGGTTCACAAACTGTTACTCCATTCAACAACACCGGCGTAGTTTCTGCACAAAACATATTAATGCACAAAAATGCATTTACATTAGCTTGTGCTGACTTAGAATTGCCTGAAGGCGTTCATTTTGCTGGCCGTGCGAGTGATTCAGAAATTGGATTGTCAATCCGTGTGGTCCGCCAATATACCATTAACAATGATAGTATTCCAACTCGTTTGGACGTTCTATATGGTTGGGCACCTTTGTACCCTGAACTTGCTTGCCGTATCGCATCGTAATTAAACTAAATTTAAGGAAATAAAATCATGGCAAATCCAGGACCAGCAGTAACGATTTCAAATCACCCAATACAATTAGGCTCTAATCAAGCTATTCGTTTATTGGCTTCTTACCAAAGTGTTAACGTCAATGCAACTGGCGATACTGTTCTTCCTATTTTGGATACCGGTAGCTATTCAGTTTCAAACGTTATCGTAACTAACGCATCAATCAGCTTAACAACTGCCGCCGCTGGCTTGTTTACTGCACCATCTGCTGGTGGTACAGGAATCGTAGCTAACGCCGCATTGTCAGCTTGTACCGGTCCAACCGTAGTAAGCCAACGTACTGTTGCTTCAACTGCGTCACAAGCTGGTCAAAACTTATATTTTAACGTTGCTACTGCACAAGGTGCGGCCGCTACTGTTGATGTATTTGTTTATGGTTACGACTTAACTTTCCTACCTTAATAGGGATTAGGAAATAATGAAGGAAGCCACCCCCATAAAGGGTGGTTTTTTTCTTTTTTAAGCTTATAATTAATCATCCTCAATTAAAGGAAATCATTATGTCATCTACTACAGTTACACGTGGCAATTCCCACGAAACGTTTTATATCCAGCCTACATTAGCCCCAGTTTCAGTTGCCGCTAATACAACCGCTACACAAACCTTTACCGTTCCTGGCTTGCTAACAACTGATATTGTTAATGTTATTGGTTTACAAGGTTCACAAATTGCCGGTATTGTTACTGCTGAAGCTGATTGTTTAGCTAATAACGTATTGACTATTCAATTTGGTAATTTAACTGGTTCAGGCGTAATTCCTTCTACTGGCGTTTACACAATTGAAGTTATTCGTCTTGAAGGCCTAGCCCCAGTTACGGCGGTGTAATCATGGCCGTTACTAATGTATTGCGTCCAATTGGACCCACAACCGCTATAACGGTTAGTGGTTCTTCATCAACTGCGGTCAGTATTAGTGCTTCAGGTAACAACCAAATGGATTATTGTGCGTTTTTAAATACCGCTTCTACTCCGGTGGCTATTACTATTGCACCAGTAGTTAATGGAGTTGGTACCGCCGGTGTATCGGCCTTACCTTCTGCAAGCACAAATAACACAATAGTTTTAGGTGTTTCTATGCAAATGCCAATGGTTATTGCCGTTCCACAAACGTTTTCTATTACGACAATAGGAACGTCAGGAACTTTATATGTAACACCAGTAGGTGACCAGTCTTAAAGGAAAAGTATGACCAACCCATCTAATTCTGCGGTACAGAATTTATTACCAGTTCAAGCCTACTTCAATTTGGATGGGTCCTTTAATACTTTTATTGGCCAGGGCGTTCCATTTTATGCATCGGCTAATCCCGTTCAATCGGGCCTAACTATAACAAATAGCACAATTAATAGTTCTGTTATTGGTGGCACAGTTCCAGCCGCTGGAACATTTACTAGCTTTGCAACAACTACTGGCACGATAAGCACTAATGCTTCATCTGCAAATGACATTGTTAATTTTTTAACTTTGCAATCATATGCCGCTGGTATTAGTTGGAAAAACCCAGTTACTGCCGCAACTCTTACAAACATTACGTTATCCGGTACTCAAACTGTTGATGGCGTAGCATTAGTTGCCGGCAATACAATATTGGTTAAGAATCAAACAGACAATACTAAAAATGGTATTTATCAAGTAAATGCTGGTGCTTGGACTTATGCAACTGGTTCTACTACTTGGTCACAATATGTAAGTGCAGTAGTATTTATTGAATACGGTACACAAAATGGAACTGCTTGGTATTGCACAGCATTGCCTGGTGGTACATTAGGTACAACTGCAATGACTTGGAGTAATTTTACTGTATCTTCAAGTTATTCCGCTGGTACAGGCTTAACTTTAGCCGCCGGTGTATTTAGTATTACGAATACAGGCGTAGCGGCATCAACTTACGGTTCTGCAACTGCAAGCCCAGTATTTGCCGTAAATGCACAGGGGCAAATTACCTCTGTAACTAATACCACAATTACTCCAGCTTTAGGGTCAATTACTGGTTTTGGAACTGGTGTGGCTACATTTCTTGCAACGCCAACTTCTGCTAATTTAGCGGCCGCAGTTACTGATGAAACTGGTACTGGTGCATTAGTATTCGCAACTAGCCCTACCTTTGTTACTCCAGCCCTGGGAACTCCAGCAAGCGGTGTAGTTACTAATTTAACTGGTACTGCAAGCATTAGCATTAATGGTTCAGTAGGTGCAACAACGCCAAATACTGGTGCTTTTACTTATTTATCTACCAGTTCTGTTACTAGCACAACGCCAACATTAACTTTTAATGGTTCTAATTCACCATTGGCTATAGGTGCCACAATTTCGGGCAGTTATTTACAAGTTTTAATGCAAAACAAATCAGGGACTGCTGGTGCTTCTACAAATTTTGTATTAAGCAATGATTTAGGTACAGATTCATCTTATTACGGTGAATTTGGTATGAATTCATCAGTATTTAGTGCTTCAACACCGGCTGATTTCTTTAGTATTAATAATGGCGTATATTTTTCAGCGCATGACGGTGATGTAAGTGTTGGCTCAGGCAATGGCGGCAAACATTATTTAGTTTGGGGAACTACCGGCCAATCAGCCCACGTAATCAATGTGTCAGGTGCTATTGGATTAAATACTAATTTAGGTACAACTCCAGCAACAAGCGGAACAACTAATTTTGGAACTGCTGGTTATATTATGACTTCCGGCGGTTCTAGTGCTTCACCGTCTTGGACAAACCCTACTAGTATTGTAGGTGGTGCCGGTGGTTCTACTACTCAAGTTCAATACAATTTAAGTGGTTTATTGACCGGTTCTGCCAACATGACTTTTGACGGTACTACTTTAACTACTGCTGGTCTTTCTGATTCAGGAAATTTAACTTTTACTGGTACTGGTAATCGTATTCGTGGTGACTTTAGTAATGCTACTGATGCCAATCGTGTTGCAATGCAAACAAGCACTGTAAATGCAGGAACACGAATAAATATCATTTCCAATGGTACTGGCACTGCTTCTTCTTTAGATGTATTTGGTTTGAGTGACCCAACAAATACTGCGGTAATGCGTATCCGACAAAGTGGAGTTGAGTCACAAATTCAAGCAAGTATTACAGGCACAGGAACATATTTACCACTAACAATGTACACAGGCGGTAGCGAAAGACTACGCATAGATACTAACGGTCTAGTTGGTATTGGTTTAACTCCATCAGGTACTACTGTACAACTTCAAGTATCTTCAGATGCGTTAATATCAGGTCTTACTGTTGGTAAGGGTGGTGGTGCTGTTGCTAGTAATACATCATTAGGAAATGCGGCTTTATCATCAAACAGCACAGGTGCAAATAACGTAGCTTTAGGTAATGCGGCTTTAAATGCTAATACAGCATCAAATAATACTGCTGTTGGTTCAAGTGCATTAAGGTTAAACACAAGCGGTGACTCTAATTCTGCATTGGGCGGCAATGCGTTGTATAACAATACAACTGGTAATAACAATTCTGCTTTTGGAACATCATCATTACAAAACAACACCACCGCATCTAATAACACAGCAGTAGGCTATCAAGCCGCTTATTCAAATACAACTGGTACAGGTATTACTGCGGTAGGTTACAAAGCTGCTTATGCGGCATCAACAACTACTTCTATAACAGCTATAGGTTATTTAGCAGCGCAGAATGTAACAGGTGGTGATGTGGTTGCTATTGGCTACGCTTCTAACCCAGCAGCAAACTCAACTGGCGCAAACAATGTGTCTGTTGGTGACTATTCTTTATATAGCAATACTTCAGGTAATGGAAATAATGCTTTTGGTTCTGCATCTTTGCAAAACAATACTACTGGTGCAAGTAATGTGGCTATTGGTAATCAAGCACTTCAAGCAAACACCACAGCTTCTAATAACACAGCAGTAGGTTATCAAGCAGGGTATAGTAATACTGTTTATTCTTATCATACTTATGTTGGATATCAAGCTGGTTACTCAAATGTGAATGGTGTTTATAACACTTTTATTGGTTATCAAGCTGGCTATAATTCAAATGCTTCTGCACCTAATGTAAATGCGGTAAATACTTTTGTTGGGTATTACGCTGGTCAAGGAAACACAACTGGTGTTTACAATACATTTATTGGTCCAGCTTGCGGATATAATGTAACCACAGGAAATAAAAACACCATTATTGGTGGCTACAACGGCAACCAAGGCGGTCTAGACATCCGTACATCAAGTAACTACATTGTGTTATCTGATGGTGATGGTAATCCTAGAGGTATTTTTACCAATAATGGTTATTTATGTCTTGGTGGTGCAACTTCTACTGGTTTTAACGAAACTTTGCGTATCAATACAGCAGGTCAACAAGGTATTCATATTAACGATACGACAAGTGCGTCAAGTATTAACTATCAATATTTTACAAAGGGTGCTGGTTTAACCAATGTAGGCGCAATTTATTACAACGGCACAGTAATGGCGTATCAGTCCACATCTGATTACAGGCTAAAAGAAAATGTTGCGCCAATATCAAATGCTCTTGAAAAGATTGGTTTGTTAAAACCAGTCACTTACACATGGAAAGATAACCAAAGAAGCGGTGAAGGATTTCTTGCACATGAATTACAAGAGCATTTTCCAGATGCAGTAAGCGGAACTAAAGATGAAGTTGATGAAGATGGAAAACCAAAATATCAGGGAATGGATGCTTCTTTTCTTATTGGAACAATGGTAAAAGCAATCCAAGAACTTAAAGCAGAAGTAGACGCACTTAAACAACAACTTAACGGGGCATAATATGGCAACAACTTATACCACTACCATACAATCAATGTATACAGTACCTAACCCAACAGGATACGTCGTTAATGTCATATTCGAAGTAAGTGGGACTGACGGCACAAACACAGCGTCTATTGGTGGCAACATTAACTTTACACCTGAACAGAATCAACCTGACTTTGTTCCTTACGACCAACTAACTCAAGCTGAAGTACTAGCATGGATTAACGAAGCGACTGACAATCAAGTAAATTACTATGCCAACATTGACGGTCAAATTGCTTCTATTGTTAATCCACCTGTAAGCCCAGCATCACAGGAACTACCTTGGGTAACTGAATTTAATAGTAAAACTTTTTCAATTGAGTAAATTATGACAACGCCAATAGACATTATTAGCCGTTCTTTAAAAGACATTGGCGCATTAGCGGCCGGGGAAGCCCCAACTTCAGATTCAGCTATTGATTGTTTGGATATGTTAAACGATATGATTGACCAATGGTCAAACGAAGATTTTATTGTTTTTAATATCCAAGAAATTATATTTAACGTGGTTTCAGGTCAAGTTCAATACACTATTGGCCCTGACCCTACAACTGCAAACTTTGTTGGTGCACAATTTACGGGTACATTTTCAGGTAATGTTTTAACTGTTACTGGCATTACTCAGGGTGCAGTTGCCCAAGGTCAATATCTTAGCGGTACTGGAATTACTGCTGGAACTAAAATTGTTGAATTATTAACTGGTGCCGGCGGTAACGTTAATGAAGTTGGTACATATAGGCTAAATATCACCCAAGCTATACAAACGCCAATATTTACAGGTTATATTTCAACCACAACATTAACCGTAACGGCCGTAACTAGCGGAAATATTGCTATTGGTTCAGTTATTAGCGGTACTGGCGTAACGTCAGGAACTACTATTACTGCGCTTGGTACTGGTACGGGTGGCGTAGGAACTTATACAGTTAGCGTTAGTCAAACGGCTGGAAGTGTCGGAAGCCCAATTACGATTACTGGAACTGTTGTTCCTACTAATATTCAAGCTTATTATCAAAAACCATTAGCAATTGATTCTGCTTATGTTCGTATTGCAACTAGTCAAAGCGGAAGCCCAATATTAAATGGCGGTATTGATTACCCAGTAGCAACATTAAATTTGGATAATTACAACTCTATTGGCCTTAAAACCTTAAATGGTCCTTGGCCAAAAGCCCTTTATTACAATGCTGGTGCTGAATCTGCAAACTTGTTTTTATGGCCTAACCCTAGCCAGGGTGAAATGCATATGTTTGCTAAAACCATATTTAGCCGTTATGAAACACTTTATGAAGATATTGTGCTTCCCCAAGGTTATTTTATGTGTTTGCGTTGGTGTTTAGCTGAACGTTTGTGCCCAATGTATGGAAAAAATGACCCAGCTATGTTAAGTATGATTAATAACTTTGCCGCACAAGCTAAAGCTACTTTAAAACGTACTAATATGTCACCAATGGTGGTTTCACGCTATCAAGATGCTTTATTAATGAGTAAAGCAAAAGATGCTGGCTGGATTTTAACTGGCGGTTTTACTAATTAAGGTCAATATATGCCGGATTTTGGATTTGTTGGACCATCATATGAAGCCCCGTCCATCTACCAAGATGCCCAGGAGTGTATTAATTTTCGACCTGAAATTGACCCTTTAAAACAACCTGGTCAAAACGGCGTAATTGCCCTTTATCCAACGCCGGGATTAACTACTAAAGTTACCTTATTTAATTCCGAAGAAGTGCGAGGTATGCGTCAGGTTTCCGGCGGTCAATACATGGCAGTAGTTTGCGGTCAATATGTTTATGTGCTTAATTCTACATTTACACCTACAATTATTGGTTCATTAAATAGTGCTACCGGTATGGTAGGAATTTCTGATAATGGTGTTAACGTTTATATTGTTGATGGAACTAACCGTTATTCATGGCGTATTTCTAACCCTTTAGCCGCACAATTTGTTGGTTATGTATCAGGGTTTACACTAACTGTTACATTAATGAAATCAGGAACAATTACGGCCGGCCAATCATTATTTGGTATAGGCGTAACTAATGAAACTATTATTACGGCATTAGGTACAGGAACAGGCGGTGTAGGAACATATACAATTAATATTAGCCAAACTGAACCTTCAGAAGTATTTAATTCTGCGGCGGTTGCGGCTAAAATAACTGGCTCTATTTCAGGAACGGTATTAACGGTAACTGCGGTAACTAGCGGAATCTTATACCCAGGACAAACTATTCAAGGTACAGGCGTAACCGCTGGAACGATTATTACGGCTTTAGGCGGTTCTGCGGCGTTATCTTATGCCATTACTACTGGCGGTACAGGATATGCCGCTGGTGACACGATTACAGTAACTGGCGGTATATATAGTCAACAAGCTACTTATACGGTTGCAACTGTTGCGGCCGGTGTCGTTACTGCATTAACAACTGTCAGCAATGGCGTTTATACAGTAGTGCCAGGAACGCCATCCCAAACAACAACTAGCGGTAATGGAACAGGGTTAACCCTTACATTAACGTTTGGTACAGGTACAGGGGGCACAGGAAGCTATGTTGTTAGCACTTCACAAACCGTTGCATCAACGACTTTATATGCGCTTAATTTTAGTATTATGCCGGCTAATGATGGTCCTTTTACTGGGGCTACTGTTGTCGATGTGGTGGACAACTATTTTGTTTATAACCGACCAAACACCCAGCAATGGGGTGCTTCTTCACCTTTATCATCTATTTCCCCGGCGTTAAGCTTTAGTTCTAAAGATGGTGCCCCGGATAATTTGGTGTCTATGATTGTGGACCATCGTGAAGTTTATTTAATTGGTGAAACATCGTCAGAAGTATGGGTAGATAGCGGTTTATTCCCATTTGCGTTTCAGCGTATTCCTGGAACATCAACCCAACATGGTATAGCGGCCGCATTTTCAATAGCTAGACTAGGTAATTCTTTTGCTTATTTAAGTAAAAATATTCGTGGTGATGGTCAAATTATGATGATGAATGGCTATATGCCAACTCGAATTAGTAATCACGCCGTTGAATATAGTATTGAAGGCGGTTTTATTTCTGATGCCAGGGCTTGGACGTATTTAATTGAAGGTCATGAAGTTTATGTAGTCAGTTTTCCAACGCTTGATTTAACCTGGGCTTATGACATTGCCAGCGGTATGTGGCATAAATGGCTTTGGGTAGATAATCAAAACGTATTCCATCGTCATCGTGGTAATTGTCATTCACATTTTCAAGGCATCAATCTTGTTGGCGACCATTCAAATGGCCAAATTTATATGTTGGACCCTAATAACTACACCGATAGCGGCAATGAAATACGTAGGGTGCGCAGGGCACCACATTTAATTAGTGACTATCAACGTCAATACTTTTCAGAATTGCAAATTCATTTCCAACCTGGCGTTGGTTTGCCGGACGGTTCCGTTCCCCAAGCAATGTGCCGCTGGTCAGATGATGGCGGTTCTACCTGGTCAAATGAACATTGGTCTAGTATTGGCGTACAAGGTGCTTATAAAAACCGTGCTATTTGGCGCAGATTAGGCCAATCACGTGACCGTATTTTTGAAGTAGTAGTTACAGACCCTATTAATGCCGTAATTACTGCGGCTAATCTTAAAGCTAATGCTGGAACTAATTAATGGCCTCTAATAATAATTCAGGAAACGGCGTTTGGACGAATAGTCAAAATAACCCTTATCCTCAATCCCCATTATTGGATGAACAAACAAAACGTCCAACTAGGGCGTGGCAACAGTTTTTTTTGGGAATACTTAACTTTACTTCAGCTACTACGGCCACAAAAGGTGCGGCAGTTTTACCTTCTAATCCAGTAGGTTTTATTAATATAACCGTTAATGGTCAATCTTATAAAGTGCCTTATTACAACTTATGAACGCTAATATTGAACTATTAAACGATTATGTTCCTAATAAAGAACAAATTGGACGTTTGCAAAAAGAAGTTTCAAAAATGGCGCAAATTGAACCATTAACTGAACATTATTTTTCTAACGGTATGTATTGTAGAAAAATGTTTATGCCGGCTGGAATGTTGGTAGTTGGAAAAGTGCATAAACAAGACCATTTTTTTATTTGCACAAAAGGTGAAATTGTAGCTTGGACAGAAAATGGTATGAAAAACCTACTAGCTGGCGATATAATTGAAAGTAAATTAGGAACAAAAAGGGTGATATATGCCGTTACTGATTCAATTATTACAAATGTTCACAAAACAGATAAAACAGATTTGGACGAAATTGAAGCGGAATTAATTGAGTTTGATGAAACCGCACTTTTTGATTCTAGCAATAAGTTGAAGGATTGGGCATTAGAACTTCAAAACACATTATTAGGGAGTAATTAATATGGCATTTATAACGGCGGCGGCAATTATTGGTGGTACTACATTAGCTGGTGCTTATTTATCATCAAACGCTTCTAAAAATGCGGCTAATGCATATACTGATGCCGCTAATCAAGGGATTTCTTTTAACCGTGAAATGTATGGCAAAACTCTTGCCCAAAATCAACCTTATATGGATGCTGGTGCAAAAGGATTAGGACTTTATAATAATTTAGCTGATAGTGGTTATTTAACTGCCCAACCCTCAATGAATGATTTAACTTCATTAATGCCTAATTATAAATTTGGTATGGAACAAGGTTTAGGCCAATTTAATGCCGGAGTTAATGCTGGCGGTGGCTTAATTAGTGGTAATGCTATTCAAGGCGGTCAACAGTTTGCCCAAGATTATGCTGGGAACGCTTTAAATAATGCATTTAATCAATATCAAGCTAATCGCACAAACGTTGTTAGCAATGTTAATGCATTAACCGGAGTCGGTCAAAATGCTAATGCAATTTCAGCCGGTGCCGCTAGTGGTACATCTGCAAACGTTGGAAACTTAATGTCATCTATTGGTAATGCCCAAGCATCAGGAATTATGGGTGGGGCTAATGCGTACACAAGTGGATTAAATAATTTAAGCAATTATGCAATGTTATATGGCATGAATAAAATGAACGCCGCACCAACTTCTGATATTCGTACGAAAGAAAATATTCAAGTAATTGGGTGGCTTCCAAATGGGTTGCCGGTTTATATTTATGAATACAAAGATGAATTTAAAAACGACCCATTAGCTGGTCCAGGCCAATTTATTGGTGTAATGGCACATGAATTAGAAAAAATTAATCCTAATGCCGTTAGTTTGCGTTCTGATGGTTACAAAATGGTTGATTACTCAAAAGTTTAGGAAATAATTATGGCTGAATTTACTGCGGATTTATCCCCAAAAAACAATTCAATGTCGCTTGGTGACATGATGAAGATGGGCCTTTATTCGGCTGAAACTGCTATTTCCCAACGTAAAGCACAAATTGCTAACGAAGAAGCTAAAGAAATGCCGGTTGTTATGACATTTATGAAAGACCAAGATAAATACATGACTAATGGCAGAATTGATTTAGATAAAGCTTCTGTATTGCCTGTTATTGCACCGTTTACTGGCGCAAAACAATATGAAAAATTAGTTCAATTACATACATATAGAACTGCGGCTGATGAAGCTGAATTAGGCTTAGATACAAAACAACGTCAAATTGTTGCAAGCGTAGGTGAAACTTTGGGATATGCCGGAGTTAAAGACCCAAAACAATATATTGATGCATATCAAGGTTTAAAAACTTTATATCCTAATAATGCCCATATTGCACAATTGGCTGATGCTTATTCCAACATGATTGGCACAATGCCACCAGGACCACATATAGCCCAAGCCGCCATTAAAAATTCAGTTGATTTATTAAGCCCACAAACTAAACATCAAATGTTTGCCCCTCAAGCTGGAACTGCACAAATTGGTGGTGCAACAGTTCAAACAACCACCCAGCCTTCAATTATGGGTAGTAAACCAACTATTAGCACATCACAATTAGGTGGTGGTACAACAATGGAACCACCTAAAACAAGTTCTTCATTGCCAAGTTTGATTTCTGAAGATAAGAATTTAAGTTATACGGGTTCTGTAAACCCATTAAATCTTAGCGATATACAAAAAGACCGTTATAAAGCTGGTCAAACAGAATTTGATAATGCCCGTATTATTCAAAGCAAACAAAAAGATTTACAACAAGCGGTTCGTAAAGTTGAAGAATTTATGGGTAGTGCAAGCGGTTCTAAAGGTTATCAAATGATTCAACAAGGCGGTAAATGGATATTTGGTAATTCTGATTTGGATTCTTTGGTTAAAAATATTGCCCAAGTTCAAGCTAGAAATGCTGAAGTCATGGGATTAAACAACAATATTCCGGCCCAAGAACTTAATGCAAAACTTAGTGGTAGTGAAAAAATTGATGAAAAAGCTTTGGCTGGCGTAATGCAACAAGTTAAAGCCGAATCTAAAGCGGTTGAATTATATAGTGAAGGCCTTAAAAAGTTTGTTGAAAAACGTGGCGATATTAATGGATTTATTCAAGCTAACAAGTTTCAAAGCAAATGGTCCGACCATTATGACCCACGCATTTTCCAAGTGGATAATATTGCTAGTTCAAACATTCCTGAAACTGAAAAATCTGCAAAAATTAAAGACATTACTAGCCGTATGTCAGATGATGAATTTAAAAAATACAAAGAAGATAGAGTTGTTATCCACCGTTTAGCTAAAGGTTTATATCAATAATGGCTATTTTAGATGAAGAAATTGACCCGTCTTTAAAGTATTTAGACAGGGGTTCAAGTGTTACTTTTGGTCCAATAACCAATGAAGTATTTAAACCATCCACTAAAAAATCAAGTGTAGATTTAGAAAATCTTAATCCTGAGTTAAAAGAACGCATTAAATTAGCAGAAGAAGCCTGGCTGGTTAATAAAGAATTTAACCCTAAAGCCGAACTGCTTCCAATTACTAGCGGTCGGCGCACTAGGGAACAACAATATCAAGAATATAAAGCAAGGTTAGCCGGTTCTAAAAATACTGGCTTTATGGCAATTAATCCTGACGAACCGCAATATAAAGATAAACAATTCTTTCATGAAGATGCAGTTGATATGCTTACTCATGTGCCAAATCAGTTTTTAGAACAATTTGGTTTGCATCGTCCTTATGGGTCAAAAGACCCAGTTCACGTACAAATTAATCCAAAATCTGAATGGAAAAAATCTAATCCGGTAAATGCAACTTTAGTTGATGAAGGTATTGACCCTTATGCAAATCTTTTAAAAGAAAAAGGTGTTTATGTACCAACTGTTAAAGAAGAAGTTTCAAACCAATTTACTGGCCTTAAAAAAGATTTAACAAACCCTAGTTTTTATACAAACATATTACCTAAACAAGCGGCCGCTTTATATGACACTCTTTATAGCACCGTTCCTGGGGCTATCAATTTTGTAGGTACCCCAGTTGCAAAAGCAATTGATTTAGGGCTTCAAGGTGTTAATAAATTGACTGAAAAGCCTGTTATTAACCCTAATGCCGCAACTAATGTTTTATCTACAATTACTAATGAAATGCAACAACCATTAGGTAAAGCTTTTGGCATTACTCAAGACCCAGCTTACATGGGTGAAGCTTCCCAACGTTTGATGAAATACGTTGGCGAAAACATGGACAAGGGTGCCGATTACATTTCTAAAGAAACTGGATTACCTAAAGCTGACGTTGAATGGTTTATGAACGCCGCATTAATTGCTGGTGGTCCTAAAGTTGCAAAAGTTACTGGCCAGGCGGTTACTAAAGCTGGTGAAGTTGTTAAAGCGGCACCAAGAAAAGCTAAAGAAGCATTACAAAATCAATTTGAAGCATTGCGCCCGGCAGAAGATTTAGCTGGCCGTAATGTTGGTGCCGCTGAAGTACCCGCCGCAAGTTTGCGTAAACAACGTGCCGCAGAACTTCCTTTTCCTATTGATATGGAAAAAAGCCAACTTACACGACACCCGGCTGATGTACGATTTGCACGTGAAACTGCTAAAGACCCTGTTTTTGGGCAACAATTTCAAGAATTATATGCTGAACAAAATGGTTTAATTCAACGTAATTTAAATCAATTTATTCAAGATACGGGTGCCACATTAAGCGAAGCGCAACCATCAACTGTTGGCGCAATTCTTAGAAGTGAAGTTCAAGGGGCTAAAAAAACGGCTCAAATTGAAAAAAATAATGCTTATGATATAGCCCGTAATAAAGGTGAAATGGCTGAATTAATTGATGCTACACCTATTAAAAATTATGTAGACGGTTTAGAAGCTGAAGCTATTAATGCCCCAGTTATTACAAGTGCTCAAATTAAACTTAAAAACTTAATTGATAAAGATGGCGGTATTTCTTTAAACAATATTGAAGAAGTACGCAAAATGGTTAATCGTTTATCTAGGGACAGTTCTTCTAATGCCTATTACGGTAAAGAAATAAATGCATTAATTGACCAGGCAACTGAAGGTAAGGGCGGTGATTTATATAAAGATGCCCGTGCTAAAAATGCCGCTTATGAAAACGAATTTAACAATACGCCGATTATGCAAACTATTCTTGGCACTAAGCCAGGAACAAAACAACATTCAACTGCGGTAGCTGATTTGGTTGATAAAGTAATGATTAAAGGTTCTGCTGAAGACGTAACTAATTTATTTAATACATTAGCAAAACGTGGCGATACTGGATTAGAACTAATCAATGAATTACGTGGCGCAGTTGCACAACATATTAAAAATGTGGCAACTAAAGGCGTACAACGTGATATTAATGGATTGCCCTATGTTGAAACTAGAAGTTTAGATACAGTTATTAATCAATTAGATAAAAGCGATAAATTAGACCTTTTATTTGGTAAAAAAGGTGCAGAATACTATCGCACTATTAATGATGTAACAAAAGATTTGCAAACTATTCCTAAAGACACTACAAATCCATCAGGAAGCGCATCAAGCATTATTGCGGCTCTCGGTTCAATGGGTACAGAAGCGGCCGCTAATGCCGCTATTTCGGGTGGTTATTTTCCTGTTCCGGTAGTAACTACTGGTGCTTTAATTGGTAAACATCTTTACGGCAAAAAAGTTGCAAAAGAAAAAATGAACAAAATAAGCGATTTTATTAAATACGGTGAGGAACTCCCATAATGGCAAGCGTACTTTTATCCCCAGTTGGCAATGGCCAGCAATTTTTTACTAATAATGGAATACCTAATGCTGGTGGATTAATTTACACTTATTTAGCTGGGTCAAGCACATTATTAAGCACTTATACAACAGTTAATGGTTTAGTTGCTAACAGTAATCCTATTGTTTTAGATGCTTATGGACGAACTCCTAATGAAGTTTGGATGCAAGCTGGTTATAGTTACAAGTTTATTATTCAAACTGCATCATCGGTTACATTGCAAACATTAGATAATTTATATCCAATATTGCAAAATGCACCGGCTAGTGCGCCAAGTCTTCCAACCGGGGCTATTATTCTTTGGTCAGGAAGTTTGGGGGCAATACCTACAGGATATGTGCTTTGTGATGGCTCTAATTCAACGCCGGATTTGCGTGACCGCTTTGTTATTGCCGCTGGTTCATCCTATGCAGTTGGTGCTACAGGCGGCTCTGCTGATGCAATTGTTGTAAGTCATACACATACTGCCGCTTCTACATCAACAGTTACAGACCCTGGACATTTTCATATTTCAGGAGTATCTGCTGAATTTGGTGCTTTTGGAACTTCTTCTATATCTTCAACATTAGGAAAATCCGGTTCACAATATTATTTATTTTCCCCTAATACAAGTACATCAACAACAGGTATTACAGTAGCTACATCAACAACTAACACATCAAGCGGAACAAGTGGAACTAATGCTAATTTGCCGCCATACTACGCATTAGCGTACATCATGAAAACATAATGGAAACGACCATGTTTGAAATTGACCCTGTAAAGTATGGTGTTCTTTGGCAAAAAGTTGAAGGATACGAAGAAAAATTTGATGTCATGTGCAAAAAAATGGACAAATTGGAAACCAATATAGAAAAGCTTTTAGAAGCCCATGCACAACAAAAAGGTGCTAGTTGGTTGGCCATTGGTATGTTAACGGCTTTAAGCACTTTAGGTGGTTGGGCAGTTCATTGGTTTGCTGGAAAATAATGTTAGATAACTTTTTTATTGAAAAATTAGCCCCGGCCATTGGGGGTTTATTTGGTGGGTTAAGTTTAGCCATGTTTTGGACACCGGAAAAATTACAAGAAAAAGGTAAAGTTGCATCTATATTTATTGCTGGCGGTATTAGTTCAATGGCTGGCTTTTCATTCACAGGTATAGCGGCTGAAAAATTAGGTATTAATGTTGACCATTTAGATGTATTAATTGGTTTGTCATGGGTGTTAGGTCTTTGTAGCGTGGCCGTTATCAATTGGGTGTCAAACTATATGAGTAAACGTGAGCACATGGACATTAAAGAAATCGCTGACGAATTAAAACGTAAACCAAGAGTAAAAAAATGACAGTTATTTATTGGTTAATAGGTGTTTTAATAATTGAATTGGTTGCAATATTAACCGTAGCTTATTTAGCATTTAGTGGGTTTTTTACAGATATGCGTATGTTATCCAAGATTGGTATTTTTATAATGACCGCTGGATTAATCGTACAAATTATGCGTACATTATATTTTATTGATTACGGCTCATATCCAGTAGATACGTTTTTTCCATTGTGGATAACTAAAGATATTGGTGCGTCTATTATTATTTTTGATTTAGCTATACTGCACTTTAAAAGGAATAAATAATGTCATTAGACCCAATTTCTGCCGCATTAGACTTAGGGACAACCCTAATTAATAAAATATTTCCTGACCCGGCCCAAGCATCTGAAGCCAAACTTAAACTTTTAGAACTTCAACAAAATGGTGAGTTGGCCATTATGACGGCTCAAACAGATATTAATAAAACGGAAGCCGCTAATTCATCTGTATTCGTGTCAGGATGGCGGCCGGCAATCGGTTGGGTATGTGCTTTGGCATTAACATACCAATATCTTGTACGCCCGTTAGGTGGCACTATAGCAAGCCTTTTAGGCATGACTATTCCACCGTTACCTGGGCTTGATGATAACCTTTGGCAACTTATGATGGGTATGCTGGGTATGGGTGGTTTACGAACATTTGAAAAAGTGCAAGGAGTAGCTTCTAAATGATTACAATTGAACAACTTCAAAAAATTGGTATTGATGATAAATGGTTACAACCATTAAACGATACTTTTGAAAAGTTTGACATTAATACACCGGCCAGGATGGCTAGTTTTATTGGTCAATGTATGGTTGAGTCTAATTTTACTCACTTAGAAGAAAACCTTAATTATTCAGCGGTCAGAATTACGCAAGTTTGGCCAAGAATATCGTTAATAAATGCACAAAATGCGGTAGCTAAAAATAAGGCCGCTATTGGTGAATTAATCTACGGACATCGTTCTGATTTAGGTAATAACAAAGATGGTGACGGCGGTTTATTTTTTGGCAGAGGCATTATCCAGTTGACTGGACGTGCAAATTATACGGCGTTTGCTACTGCTATTGGCAAGCCTGAAATAATAGAACATCCTGAATTGGTGGCAACGCCGGAATATGCTTGTTTAAGTGCTGGTTGGTTTTGGTCCACTAGGCACCTTAACGATTACGCAGATAAAGCTGATTATGATACGATGACTAAACGTATTAATGGCGGCATATTGGGGCTTGCTGAACGTAAAGCAAACATTAGTAAGGTATTAACAATATTACAAAATTCTTGATTGGATAACAAAATGCACAATGAAAAAAAAGAAGAAGTTGAATCAAAAGCTACACAAAAACGTGAAGATAAAGAAATGATTCAACTGCGTAATGGACTTTTTGAACTTAAAAAAGAATTAAAAAAACATGAAAGTGAGCCTATGAATAAGGCCCACCCAAAAGCTAAATAAGTTTTGCTGATTTTATTGTTCCATTTTTATCAATAAGAAGTTTTAAATTGGGTTCTTGGGAATATTTTATTGTTAAAAAACCAAATTTATCTATTTCAACTAATAAATTATGTGGTATTTCCAATAAAGGTTTTAAACGATATTTATCTTTAAAATTCCAATCAGGATTACAATCTATCCATTCGTTTTCTTGGGGATTAAAATATTGAATAATTGCACCATCTGCCCAAGCTTTAATTAATTCTGCATTTTTATGTGGTTTCATTTAATCCTTATTACTTTGGCTTTACGCATTACGTGTTCATATTGTTCTTTTGCTGAATCATCAAGATTTCGCATAGGAAGATTTTGATAATACTTCCATTTATTGCGATATTCTAAAAGTTCTGAAGGTGGTATCCAACCAGCTAAACGCCACCGAACTTCAATATTAGTTCCCGTTGCCGTCCAAATATGTTCATTCATATAATTCCCCTTTAATATTTATATTTAGGCATACAAGTTACTTCAATTGGAACATCGGCATTAAAGCCATTAATTGAACGTTTAGTGGTAATTACATGAGCACGTAGGCCAGCCCCTTCACATTCAGTAACGCCGTTTATAACCTCATTCCTGGTTAAGCTAGTTACCTGTTTATCTAATATTAACTGTTGCGTTGGTGCTTGGCTATAAATTGTTCCTGGCGTAGAACATCCAGTTAAAAACAACAATGCCAAAAGTGTGCCAATAAACAAAATTGCACAAATAATATCGTCAAATAATTTACTCATTTTGATTTCCTTTATGTATCACCGCAACATTGCGGTATTTATTAATTTACTAAAGATTTCTTTAGTTGTAAAGCATTGTTTAGTTAAAAAAACAACAAGGCGTGAATTTAACAACTGCTATCAATTGGGTGGAAACTAGAAAAAACCCCAAATTGTTGCATCCTTCAATGTCTAGTTAGCCGCCTTTTTATTATTTGTAATTGTTCTTTAACTGCCAAAACTCTAACAATTTAGTAAACATTAACCAGTAACGGTCTAGGTCATCGGCTTCATGTTCCACAACTTTAACGCCAGTAAACTGGGTAATTCCATTAACCATCTTATAACCAACAAATACATTGGCACAACGTGCTTTGGGCATATTAAAACCTTGACGGTAGGCCGCTAATTGCATACCGTGTTCCGGCCATACATCAACTTTGGAAATATCGTCAGTTTCTTTGGTTTTTAAATCAATACAAACACCTTCAAATATATTGATTGGTTTAGCCACTAAATCAGCTTTACCACCGTATCCAAGACTATGGGTAAAGGATAGTTCCGGCAACAGGGAAAGTTGCCCAAAATGCGTTTTAATGGCTTCTTCGACAGGTTGGCAAAGCGGCACTATTTCAGGAACTATTACGCCTTCAAAATAGGCTTGTAACGTAGCATGGATGCTAGTTCCTCTATCAGCGGCCACCCGTCCAGTTTGCTTTGAATCCATCATGACCCGTTCAAGCCAATCTTTTTCCGGTTCACCAGGCAAACGAGGAAGTGTTAAAGCACTTAAAAGAACTTGCTGTTGCTTCCATGTGTCCAAGCCCGGCTTGGCGGCCACGCTAATAATTCCGGAAACGCTAGGTTTTAATTTAAGGACACGGGCATCACGTAATGTTGTGGGCCGTAAATTGCCATTTTTACCAACAATGGTGTAAGCTGGTTGTCCTTGTTCGTCATACCAATGCCCGGCTTCCGATTGACGTTCTTTAATCAACATTTTTTGGTTTTCTTCCACGTTTTGGTTTAAATTCATCAGTTGTAATGTTGTATTCAGTTGGTTCAGATGTAGAAACTTCATACTCAGTTGGTTCTACAAACTTAATTTCCAATTTAGAAGCTGGTTCTTCTTTAACTTTACTAACGTAATCACCGCACCAATCATGTTGGGTTTTGTTTTGTGCCGTAGGATAACGTTTGCATAAGCCATACGTATCATTTACGGTTCCGGCGAACCATTTACAGTCAATACATTTCATTTATTCACCTAGTGTTTTTAAAATTAAATTTCTATCTTGGGGGTCCCTGACCAGGCAAGCCGCTTCAGTAATTAAAGCCCTGGTAAACTTGGACAAAGCTTCATAACTAAAACCAATGATTTCAGTTTCTTCATCGTGGCCTATATCCTGATGGGTTTTAACCGTATAGTAATCACAAACAATAAACTTAACCATTGGTTTCATATTGTTCCCCTAAAATGGTATATCGTCATCCATTGCTTCTAACGAACTAGAAGTTATTGGACCCGAATTTGGTTCAAATGTATTACGGTATTCAGAAGATTTTTTAATCACTCCCTGCATACCTTCCGAAAGCTTTTCAAACTTGCTTTGGTCAAACGGATTAAGTGTAAATATCATTAATTCATTCACGCCTTTAGGTTCACCAAGCTTTTTCAATGCTGACGGGATTTGGCTAATGCTAGATATGTTTGCGTACTCTTTGCCCTCATAACTACTGTGAGTAATTGACACCATGCAACATTTTCCAAGCAATACATCCAAATTAAATCCGTCCAGTTCTTCCTGGGTAAATGCTTTGCCACGCCAGGCTTCTAAATCCTTACGTAGGGTGGCTTTTTCATCTAAGGATAGTGTGTAACGCTTAGACACAATTAGCGGCTTACCTTCAGGCGTTTGTAAAGGCTTGCCCTCGTTATCTTCACCGTGCAACTCGAACATCGCAATGATTTTGCGTTGCATTTTGCGCTTGCCCATCCATTCGGTGGTTTGAGTTCCAATGTCAATGATTCTATAAAGACGGGCCATGAAGCTACCGGCTGGTGGTAATTTAAAATCGGACTGACTGTTACTACTTTGCTTTGCAATTATCATTTTATTTTCCTTTGCCGAAAATGTCGGCGAAATCATCAAATATTTCTTTTAGTGGGCTAACGTAAGGTTTCTTTGGCATACCGCATGAGTAGCGCAGTAATGCAAGTTCCTCACTATCTAGTGGCTGACCGTTTTCTAACGTAAAAAAGATTTCTTCCAATCTAAATTCTGTTTGGAGTTGGTCATTGTGTTGTGCTTCATAATCATCTGCTTCTGTTCTGAATTCCATTTTTATTACTCCTTTTTTATCACGGCAACATTGCCGTACTTACAAATGTAAAGTAAAATTTAGTTCTTGTAAAGTAAAATTTAGTAAAAGGACAAATAAATGACAGATGCACAACTAATTGATATGTTGGGCCGGCCAGCAAAGGTAGCAAAGCTATGTGGGGTAACGGTTCAAGCGGTGTGTCAATGGCGCAACAATAACGCAATTCCAGCCGCCCCGTTAATGTTAATAGCGGCAACCATCGAAAAAGAATCAGTAGGTTTGGTGACCCGGAAAGACTTATTCCCTAAGACTTGGCATATTATTTGGCCAGAGTTGCAAACAATTTAAAATTTATGATATAGTTTTAATTATTGCGAACTTGAAGACGCAGATTTAGAACCCCTTAATGGGTATTTTGTTGGTTTAGATAAGTTTCCCTAAAGAATTTATTTAAGCTTCTTCAAGAACAAAGTATCCACTAAGGGGTTTTTGTCTTCTAGTTCCCATCGTTCTGATTGGGGATTCATCACCACCAGCGGTCAGAATAGAAGTGCTACTGGGGGAATAAAGGATGTAATAGCACATAGACCGGTGGCGAAGATAGTGCCGGTTCCTTGAACGACTGTCGGGTTCTGTGGCTCCGAAAAGCAAACAGTTGAAGGCGAATCTAGGTGGGCTAGGTTCGTCCACCAAAAAGCAATCAGCAAATATACAACAATATTAAGTTATTTTCTAAGGAAAACCCTAATAC